ATACTATGATGAGGATGACTCCTCTGACTGCATCTTCAAGTACTCCTGTCGTGCTCTCTCCGTAGATAAGTTCTGCGATATACTTGATTGGGCCGACTTCTGCTTCAATTGCAATTCTGTCTGCGTTGAGTTCTGACATCTCCTTCGTGAGGCTCGTGATAACATCTGTTGATTCATTAATCGTTGCGTTGAGTTCATTTCGTTCTGCCTCTTGGTCTTTACGAGCGGTTAATCCCTTAGTGACTGCACCTAGTTCTACATACTTCTCTAATGCACCGTCTAACTGTGCAAGAGTGTTCTCTGCACGTTCTATACTACCACGCTCTCGTTGTATCTGTGATTCGATTAGTTCTATTTGAAGTGTGTTGTCTGAATTGACTGTGGTTTGTTCGATGTGTGCCTTTGATAGAAAACCAAAGATACCCATTGAGGTGATAAACATCAATACAACAACTGCACTGATGAGATAGGTTTTGAGTAGTACTGGTGTTCTCTTCCAGTGGTGATACACCCATGCGGCAGACACCAACTTACCTGTTTCAAGAACAACTCCCATTACTGCAATAGGTATCATGGCCGAACTGAAAATTGCAATCAGTCCGATGATACTATAATAGGCGGCGACTGCCGATATCGCAAGAGCCGTCAGTAATGTCAGTACCGCAAGAACCATATTACCAATCTGGGCCGTTTAGTGGTGTTGAATGTTGACCGTCTTGATAGTCACCATCACCATAGAAGTGTCTGGTCACTGTGTGTTTGGTCAACACACCGTTTTCATCCTTGATATATCGAATATGCTCTTCGTAGACGATTTTACCGTCTGGTTGAGACATGAATGTGTCTGGTTCATATGTCATTTTTGAAACCTCAATGTATATGATTTACCCTCATGTGTGAAGGTTACTGTAGAGTGAGAATAGATTGTTCTCTTCTCCTCTGTATATCTAGTCTCCGTCTGACAGATAGTTTTAGTACCACCAGATGCATTACTATTGTTGTGTCCTAACATACCCCCAATGATTGCACCAATAGCGCCACCATTTTCTACGTCACCGACATTGTTACCAATAACACCACCAAGGATTGCACCCTTCAGTGTATCACCTGTCTTGTCTCCACTAATTTGTTTGTCATAACAGACCTCGACATAATGTGGTGTTTTATGAAAGACTGTCTTGAAATGGTCTTTCGTTGTTTCTGCATTTGCAATTGTTGCCATCACCAATCCAAATAGAATGGCAATACCATATATTAGATATTTCATTTTTTACTCCTTTTACTATACGCCCAATGCGTGTGCGATTGAACGTGAATCTTGTGGTAATGATTTACCCTCACGCAACCACGATTCAATTTGTTCAAAATAGAATGCGGCGTCTTCATGACCCTCACTCTCAAGTACTTCCTTTGCATACTTAAAGAAGTTCACCTGTTGCATCCCACCACCATCACGCAGTGTTGCAGATTTCCATTTTCCGGCTCGTTGATTACTCATAGATTTCACCTTCCTCTGTTATTTTGGTTAGTTTGTTTTTCTTGATTTCATACTTCCTGTCCTGTGGAATCTGTCGTGTCTCTAAGACTTCGTACATATATTCCTTGAACAGTGTAGCCCCTTTGAACCCCTTCTCTGGTGGATACAGATTATCTTCATTCTTCATGAAGAAGAGACACATCTTTGCAACGTCCTCAAACTTGACTGCAACACCATTGAATAACATGATGTGGTCTTTGGGTGATTTCCTACCCTTTACAAACTGAAACCTTTCCATCAATTCAATTTCTCCTTGGGTATCTGAGTGTATAACGCACTCAATACACCTTGCCAGTAATTTACTGCCCATGATGTACAACCCCAATCTTGCATCTTCTCTAGGTGTCTTTCTACCTTAGATATACGCAAACATAATAAATCATAATTGGTCATTCTACAACCTGTACAACCTTACCAGTTCCAAACAACTGATACTTACCATTCGTTTCAATAGTAATCTTCACAATCGTTTCCAAATCGACAACCATTTCCTTGGCGGCCGCAACCGCTTCTTCTAGTGTGTCGTAATCCATCACATAACCAAACCTTTCTCACTCATTTTACTTCTTATAATACCATCATTCACTGTCATTGTCAAGTAGTTTTGTAACTTGTTTTTGAAACAAATCACGAATTGTACCCCTGTTTCGTTCATAAGGTGACACATCCAAACTGCACACTTCTTCGTACATCTGTTGAGTGAATACCTTTCGTGCAAGAGGGCGGCCATCATAAGACCGTTCTTCTACAAACTTGTAGATTGTCCAATCCCACTTGAGATTGTCATCATACTCATGTTCTTGAAGTCCAAGTTCATATCCCTTGTAACAATCCTCTGGTGTCCAATCACGCCACTTTGCAAACAACATTACTACGGGCCTCCAATTGCAATCATCTTCTTCATGATTCCTGTGACTGCATCTTCTGTCAACCAACCCTTTACGGTGTCACCATCTTCAGTGATGCCAGGCATCTCTAACATTTCATGACCCTTGAACACTGCAATCTCATACAGACCACCATTACCACCATAAGAACTAGAGTGTTGTACAACCGACAGTTCGTATTCACCATACGTTACACTGGCGGCGATACCATCCATGAACTTATGAAATTTTAAATCACTAAAGTTTTCCATTACGCTGCCTCCTGTATCCACCGTTGTAGTGTGGGAACATCAATCCCTAGCGACTTCGCAAGATTTGTCTCTTCCTCAATCGCTTCCTTTTTCATTTGTTCTTCCCACTTGCGTTCACGTTCCATTGACGCACAGGCATCGTCAAAGATTTCCTCAACCTCTGCATCTGTCATAGATGCAAAATCAAAAGAACGAGCATACGATTTACTGTATGCGTCTGCAACAGCGTAGTATGCATCCTCTTCAAGATTGATGCGGTTGAACTCCTTTAGTGTACCAGAAGGTACACGCTCTGACCAATACTTGGTATCAGAGGGTTCAACATACATACCCATCCAACAGTTGGGTTGTTTAGAAAACTCAATCGCCTCTGCACGTTGAGTATTGATAACGTCCACAAGTTCTTTTTCCATCACATATTCCATCGAATCACTCCTCTATCATCTATACATAGTATACCTGTTATCACAACAAAAGTCAAGAACTTTCTACGGCTTTTATCAACTTTTGTTTGAGGTCTACAAGACTATCCTCATTGGCCTGATATCTGATTCCAATACCACCCTTCGCAATCCATCGTCCTACGTTGTCTGGTTTGTCATCAATCAAGACATTTGGTTTTCCATCAATCTTGTCCATTGCATATCTTTCTTTCTGACCAGTAAAGATAAGGTTCTCTATCTTCGGCAAGATGAAGTGTCTGGTTAACCAAACTCTCTTCCAATATGCAGAGTTGTCTCTATCACCTCTCAGTGGTGAAGAACAGATACCCCAATCGTCATCACCAACAAGAGTCTGTACAAAGTTGACTAACTCCATTGTTGATGGATAGGTATCAAGTGTATTGAAGAAGTCAGTACCTTGTAGTTCCTGTATCGACTTCTCTTTATTCTGGATTTGTTTCCAGTGGTCTTTTCCAAAGTGATTTGCAAACCCTGTAAAGAAGTCTGCAAGTACACCATCCATATCCAAGTATATTTTCATCATATATTTCCTTCTCGTATTTTCTCCATACGCATCACACTCTCAATCCACTTCTCTGGTGTCATAATGTGTTGCGATACGGTAACTTTCAGTTTGGCCTTCTTAAACTGACCTTTTAACATTTTTGCAAACTCAGTTCCTAAGAACCGTGAAGACAGTTTGATTACATCCCTACGGAATCCAATGTCATGATGCATATTCCCACACAAGTGTGCGAACTCATGAATGATTGTGTAAGGACAGTTGTTCTCTTGAAGACGCATTGTACCATACCAAGTCGCCTGTCCAGCGGTGCGTCCACGAAAGTGTGCAAGTTCAAGTTGTGGGTCTAATCGACCATAACGTGACGCATCCTCTTTCTTGCACAATGCCTGATATGTTTTAGACTTTGCAATCTTCTTGAAATATCGTTCTGACTGTTTCCAGTTCAATCGTTTGAATTTTACGTCATTGGGATATTTGTTTCGATACTCTGCAATGGCAGCGAATTCTGCATTGTAGGTCTTTTGACGACCGGCATCTTTGAAGTTGGCCTTACCTGTTTTAATTACCTTGTTTTTCTTTGACCAGTAATTAGCGTACTTGTTTGCATAATCATGAGACATGATTTTTGCAGCCGCTTGGTAGGCATCTGTTGAACTGTTGTACATAATATAGAACCTCTTCTCTCAGTTTCTATAGTTATGCTATCATGTTATGAGAACAATGTCAAGAGGTTTATAAAGAAAAAAACCCTTGTAAATCAAGGGTTTCTAAATTAATTTTTGTTTTTCTTTGCGAGTTCCTTCGCAATCCACGCTTTTGCGATGCGATTCGTGACCTTTTTGCGAATCAGTAACATACATCTTTTCCAGACCTTTTCAAATACGTCTTCACCAGCCATGTTATTATCGACAATGATGAAGTTCTTACCACCGAATAATCTCTGGAATTTACCAATGTTGTTTTGCACCGCATTCCACATTGTAGTAACTTCCTTCTCTGGAAGTGTACGTTTGCGTTTTGCATTCTGTTCCTGTGCAGTATCAAGTGATGTATTGACAAATATCATGTAACATTCGTAACCAAGAGCTCTCAGGCCTTGTACCTGTTTTGCAATCTTGTCGTAGTCTTTACCTGTACCGTCAATGATAAGTCCTAAACGTCCTTCAAGGAAGTTACCTTGCATACGTTTGGTAACACCTTTCGCTCGTCCACGAATCTCTTGTCCTTGGTCTGAATAAATGTCTTCTGGTGTGGTATCTAGTCCAGCGTCATTCAACATCTTTTCATAGATGTCATCGCTGTTGACCATCTTCATACCCATCCCACCAGTGGTTCGTCTTGCAACATAAGACTTACCACTGCCAGGCCCACCTGCCATGAATATGGCTTTAAATATATTGGGGTCGTAAACTCCCTCTTGTAAGTCTTGAAATGTTTTCATGGTCTACTTTCTCTAACAACTCTTTAATGTATTTATGTTCCTCTGGGTTCATAGGTTCTAACTCCCTTGATTGTCTCTGCAAATTGGTGAACTTTTTTAGTTTCTGTTTTTGTTTCGCTTTCATGTGAATTCCTTCTCTATGTGATTTAACTATCATGACAAAGATTTCTTGAGTTGTTATGACTTGCCTCCTATGTGGTTACTGTTTGGGCCGACCCATTGTTAGAGTACTGGGCGCCACTTGATGGTAATTGTTCGATTAGACTATCCTTGGTTGCCTCCATATAGATTGTATGTCTGGGGTCACCAGTGAGGTTGAATTGATGTCTAAGTGCAGTGAGAACGTATCTTCCAGAGTGTTGCATATCATACTTACCAGTTGACGTTGCAGATGTCTGTCCAACTTTGAGTTGGATGATGTCACCAGCCTGTATGTAAGTTTGGCCTGGCGCTTGGACTTGTACTTTGACACCCTTTTCAAACTGTTGCACTCTAGATTTACCTCGTTGTAGTGTATTCTCTAAGTTGTCACTTTGGTATGGATAGTCTTGAGTTTCGTAAAAATGTTTTCCACTACTTGTTGTCGAAACAAATAGTTTAGTGTCCGAATGGTCACTCAGGCGTTTACCTGTAGAACTGTCGATTGAGTCTGAAACAATTGGTGAACCATTAGTTTCTGTGTGGATATCATTTGCAAAACTGTCCAAATAATTGTAATCATAATCTTTGACTGATTTGTTGTACAAATCATGCACTCTTAACTTTGATGAGTAAAGACCTTCACTCATATTATATATAGTATCTCTTGTCGGTTGAATCGAGAAACTATTCATCGTATGTAGATTTTTTTCTGCACTAATCACACCTTTTTCATCTAACGTATTCGGTATGTTCTCTTCAAACTCCCATTTGGTTTCTTGACTTGCAAGACCGTCTAATGTTCTGAAGTGAAACCCCTTACAGGTTTCATAGAACAACCACGCTGGTGATTGATTGTACTGTTTTGAATTTGATATCTTCTTGAGATGATTGATGGCCATAAATGGTTTGATGTTTGGAAATAGAACCATTGTATTGTTTGCAGTTTCCTCAAGGAATAATCTTCTAGTGGAGTCCAGATAGTTCTTATCCCTTACAATCTTCTCTACAATCTCAGACGGTTGACCTCTGTATGATTGTGAAACTCTTGATGTTTGATTGCGAATGGCCTCTTGTGTTGTGAAGTTTAGTGAATACAACAATGCATTCTCACCCTCACCTGTCACAAGGTTTACACGATACAGTATCAACGGTGTGTCTGTATAGTCGATTACTGAATCTTCATTTGGATTCGCTTGTGGTGTGTGGATTTTTAGTAACAGACGTTCTTCACCAACAATTGGGCCGTTTGCAACCATGTTGTTGGTATCTTTCAGAACAATATCTCCACTGACTGCGGTTGAGAAAATGTCTTCGTATATGTTGATGGATTGAATCAACTGTCTGATATCATATGTTGTACCAGATGCAGTTAATAACTCTGCACGTTGAACCAGAAATTCGCCCGCAAATTGCAAGTCACCTCTAGCCATGTTTAATCACCTTCTTTAAGTTTTGTCTCAAATTCGTCTACAAAGTCTTCAATATATTGCGGTTGTATCAATCTGATTTGTCGTTTCACATCTTGGATTCTTGTCTCGTATGTGTAGTTAGAAATCGGTGTCGCAGATGGATAGTCTGTAGTATTCATTCCTACATCAATCACCTCAGTTGTGTCACCAGATGTTTGTTCGATTTCGTAATGATGGATTGCGTCTGGGTTCGTGTACTTCTCTTTCATATACTGTTCAAATGTCTGTGATGACATGGGCCAATCGTGATAGTAATCTACAATGTTGTTTGCAACTAGAATAGTCCAGTGTAACTCTGCATCACCATAATACTTGTATGCAATAATTTCTGGTGCCTCTCCATCCTGTACATCATAGTAATCATACTCCATGACGGCGTTCCTTGCAGATGAACTAATCTTCACTCTGCGAAAGATGTCTTTCATCAGTGTATACTTGTTATTACCTTTTGCATCGTAAACAATCTCTGGGAACATAGAAAAATATGACATTTAGAAACCCTCTGCAATTTTTTCTCTGGTGATAACTTCCAGTTCTTTGAATGACAACTCAATAGAAGTTTCAACAGGGGGAGCACCATCACCATGTACACCACCACTTGTTGGTCTGAAGAACTGTGTACGTTCTCCACCATATGTGACGTTACATGATTCAAGAACACAAGTTGAAATCCTGTTCAAGAATTTGTTTCTCTTGCCAGGGTTGTAATAATACTCAATATCAAATGTTGCTGGTACGATGAAGGTTCTGGATTGAGTGGCCGCACTGTCAAATGATGGTGCCATGTAGAACCTAAACATATTGACAATCTTATCGACTGCAATCGCCTCTGCCTCTGACTTGGGCATCATCTTGAAACTGAAACTGAATGACCTTCTATCAACACCCTCAAATACCATCTCCATACGGTTGTTTGTAACCTTACCTCTCGCAATGTCAATCGCCGCCTTGGCGCCTGGCGCTGCAATGTCAAGTGCCTTCTTACCTGCCTCGGCCAAATTCTCTTTCATTGTTGGTGATGCGTTTGCAAAAACAGATTCCATTGTACCAAAGAAACCTGTACCATCTTGGTATCCTTTATACGCTGCAAGTGCAGTCGCAACTGCGGCGCCAATTTCTACTTCACCATACTTTGAGTTCTGTGATGCACTAACCGTTGCGGGCATATACATACAAATTGAACTTTGCAATCTTTTGGTGGGCGCACGTTTGATTGATGCAGTTGATGTACCACCACTTAACTGTTCACCACTTGGTGCAAATGTTGGACTTTTACCTTGGAAGTTCACCTGTGCATTTTGTTGTTCGTTGATGTAAAACTGCACATAGTGGCCTTGGTCATTTGACCCTAAGTCTTCTGGGTAGATGACGGTTTCACCTTTGAAGGGATTGTTTGCAAGGGTGTTGTACACATTCGTTTGAAATGTACCACCAATGTTATTGGGAATACCTCTTCCCAAAGGACTGACTAAACCGCCCAGTGCATTGTTAATTCTGTTCGTTGCCCTGTTAATTGCAACATTTTTGATTTCGTTTAAGAATCCACGCATCGTTATAAATATCCTTGTATATTATTTATTTAGGTGTAACATCATGGCATACCGTGGAAGATATAGTCCATCCAACCCCAAAAAGTATAAAGGCGACCCATCTAATATTATTTATCGTAGTTTGTGGGAGCGAAAGTTCATGGTTTATTGTGACATGAATGACAGAATTATAGAATGGGGTTCTGAAGAGTTTTTCATTCCATATCGTTCACCCATTGATGGTAAGATACACCGTTACTTTCCAGACTTCTATGTAAAGGTCAAAACCAAAGAAAACAAAGTCAAGAAGTGGGTAGTAGAAGTCAAACCGAAAGTGCAAACAAAACCCCCTAAAACACCAAAACGCAAAACCAAGAAATACATCAATGAGGTGCGTACATATGCAATCAATGAGGCCAAGTGGATGAATGCGACAGAGTGGTGTAAGGACAGGAATATGGAGTTTATCATCCTCACAGAAGTTGAATTGATGATATAAATAGAAGTATGGCAGAAGAAAGTTACTTTGACAGGATATCGAAACAGATAAAGACGGGCAACGAACCGTTTAAATGGTATCGAAATCGTATTAAGGAATTGGGTACACCTAGTGTGCCTGAACTGTTGCGTAGTGGTGATTTAAATAGAACGCCTGCGTTTGGTTCATTGAATATGTTTGTGTATTCTCCTAAGTTGAGAAATAAACTACCATACTATGACACGTTCCCATTGGTACTACCATTGAAAAGATATAGTAATGGTTTCCTTGGTCTTAACTTTCACTATCTACCATATGCATTAAGAGCGAGATTACTTGATGCGGCTGGTGGTGATAATCTAAGTATCAGTGCGATTGAAAATAACCGATTGACTCGTCCATGTCTGAAAAGATATTTGTATGGGTTTACAAAGTCGGCCTTTCGCAAGATACCAGATGATGACAACCTTACTGCAATTATGTTACCAGTACAACGGTTTAAGAAAGCGTCTGCGACTGAAGTATGGTCAGATTCTAGGAAGATGATTTAATGGCAAAATTCAATTTTGGTAATGTCCTTGGTGGTGCAGTGTTTGGTGGGTTGAATGCAATCCTTTCACACAATGCATCCAGAGATGGATATTCAAAGGCAAATCGTTATGAGGTGGTGATTGGTTTACCGTCTGGTAGTAACAATCCAGAGGCAGGTGATTCTGCACAATCTGGTAACTTGTTATCACAACTACATGGTGAAACTGCAAGACGTATTTCGTTTCGTTGTGACAGTATTTCCATGCCAGGCAGAAACCTTCGTACTCAAATGAATGGTAACATTTATGGCCCACCACATGAGATGGTACAGGGTCAAACATTTGCAGAGGTTGCCGCAACATTCTACATGGGGTCTGACATGGCCGAAAGATATTTCTTTGAGGAATGGCAGAAGGTCACATACAATCCAGACACATATAACATCAACTATTATAAAGAGTATGTTGGTGCAGTTGAGATTTATGCACTCAACGAAAAAGATGAGAGAACAATGGGTGTCCGTCTTGAAGAGGCGTTCCCCAAAACTATTGATGCAATACCATTTGGTCATGCATCAAGTAACACGATAAATAAGTGTAGTGTTTCGTTTGCGTATCGTTATTGGAGAAATATTGCAACCGAACCACAAAAGGCAAATCTTGAGTCTACACTTCAAGATATATTGAAAGACGCTGTTATCAAACAAGTACAAACTCAGATACCAGCTGTTTTGAGGCGATTATTTTAATTATTAATATAGGAGAATATTATGGCGTTGCCTAAGTTAAATACCCCTACGCATGAGATGGTACAACCGTCAACAGGGGAAACAATTAAGTTCCGACCCTTTCTGGTAAAGGAACAAAAGGTCTTGATGATGGCGCAAGAGACAGGTGAAGGTACAGAGATGGCCGATGCCATGTGCGAACTCATCAAGTCATGTACCTTTGGTGCAATTGCAAATCCAGAACAATTACCGTCATTCGATGTTGAGTATATGTTTCTCAAAATTCGTTCCAAGTCAGTTGGTGACGAAATCGAATTACAACTAACTTGTGAAGACGATAATAAGACAATTGTTCCATACACTCTAAATCTTAATGATGTTGAAATTCAACATACTGAAGGTCATTCCAACACAATCATGATTACCGACACAGTTGGTATGACAATGAAGTATCCATCACTGAAAGACTTGAAAAAGTATACTAGTGGTGAGATGGGTGCAGTAGAGTTGACGTTTGGTGTGATTGGTGAATGTCTTGTAAACATTTTTGATGAGAATGAGGTTTATGAGGAACTACCTAAAAATGAATTAGATGAGTTTATCGAATCTATGAATACTGACCAGTTCGCAGATGTACAAGCGTTCTTTGATGGTATCCCTAGATTGAGACATGATATTGTAATCAAGAACCCAAACACTGATGTTGAGAATAAAATCAGACTTGAAGGATTGCAAAGTTTTTTAGGGTAGGCCTTTCTCATGATAGTCTTAAAGCGTACTATAAGACTAATTTTATCATGATGCAAAACTATCATTACAATCTAACAGAATTAGATGATATGATACCGTGGGAAAGGGAAATATATGTCTCAATGTTGAAGGCACATATTGAAGAAGAAAATGAACGCATTAAAAGACAGAACGCACAGTATAAATAATACAAAGGGAGAGAGTAATGTCTGAAGAGAAGAAAACCGTTACCGCAGACCCAGCGGTTATAGACAAGGTTGACAGTAATGGTGATGGACACATTTCACAAGAAGAAATGGAGATGAATTTGGAATTCAAAAGAAAAGAACTTGAAGACGCAGATGCCCGTAGAGATGCAATGCGTAAGATGACTTGGTTTGCATTGTTGGGTATGTTACTCTATCCGGCAGGTATTTTTATTACATCAATTTTAGGACAAGAGAAGGCCGCAACAATTATTGGTGATATTGCACCGACATACTTTGTTGCCATCTCTGCATTAGTCGCCGCATACTTTGGTGCAAATGCATATACAGATAAAAAGAAGTAAGTAAATGGCAGATGACGCACGACAGGCCCAAGCGTTTGCAGAGGCATCCAGACAACTAACTAGGGTTACAGAAGAACTCAGAGATTTTAATCAATCGGCAGGTAAAGAGATTGCATTGACAGTCGCTGGCGATTTGAAAAAGGTCACTGATTCATTCACACAACCGTTTCTAAATCTGCCTGGCGTACAAACACTTGGTGCAGTTGGTAAGACACTGTTCAACAAAGGGTTTGCAATGTTGAAGGACAAGAGAGAACAAGCACTCTTGCGTCAACGTCTTGGTCTTACAAGAGAACAGTTTGGTCATCTTAAAAAACAACAGGCAGTATTTCAGGCACAAGAAAAAGAGGCGTCAGAGTTAAAGTCTGCAACAGAAAATTTACTTGGATTTGATGTAGACCAATTTAACATCGCCGCTGGTATGTTCACCAATGACAAGGGTGGGTTCTTGATGGGTGTCGATAAGTTGATTGGTATGAATCAAGAACAACTTGACGCAGACGATAAGGCTCGTGCAAATGAGATGAAGGGTGCGGCCAAAAGAGTTGAAAAAGATAATGAGAAGATGCGTCAAGAACAAGAGACACAATCTATCTTCCACAGTATTGCAAGAGGTATCGACAATCTTGCAGAAGGTGTCGCAAACATCAAAGCAGAAGATGTCGGTATGGGTCTACTCGCACCGATTGGTTTGATAGGTGCAGTCATTACATCATTTGTTGGTGCGTTTGTAACAGAAATCAAAAGACAATTCAACGGTATCAAGGCGATAATTCTAACATTTGACAAACTTTTTGACCCTATCAAGGCCATCATAAGAAATACTGCAAATACATTCGCAGGGCCCGACACTCTAATTGGTAGATTCTTTACATTCATTGGTGACAAATTCAAGGCAATCAAAAGTTTCTTCACTACAGGTCTAACAAATCTCCAAGGAAACAAGTTTATTACTACTGCATCAACCATGTTGGATGATTTTATCAAGGGTGTGAAAAGTTTATTTCAACCAGTATCAAGAGTGTTTGGTGCAATTGGAAATTCAGTAACCAGTGTTTCTGCAATGGCGGGCAAGGGTGGTGTCATTGGTAAAATACTTGGTTTTGCAAAAGGATTTGGTACAGTGTTGGGTAAATTATTCCTACCAGTAACAATCGTTATGTCTGCATTTGATTTGATAACAGGTTTCATTGACGGTTGGAAAGAATCAGATGGTGACAGTATAGTATCTAAATTTATTGATGGTGTTGGTGGTGGTCTATCTAAACTGATAGGTAACTTGGTTGGTATGCCTCTTGACTTACTTAAAGATGGTGTCTCATGGATTATGGGTAAACTTGGGTTTGACGGTGCGGTTGAATTCCTTGACTCTTTTAGTTTCAAAGACCTATTGATGGATATTGTATCTGCACCGTTCAACCTTGTATCAAAGGCAGTTGATTATATTGTAGGTCTGTTTACTGGTGAAAATGATTTGATTGCAGACTTGATGTCTGGTATGAAAAATATTGGTGAGGCCGCAAAAGACTTATTGAAAGGTATTCTTCGTGGTATCTTACCTAATCCTGCTGGAGAAGAAGGTGGTAGTAGAATTGCAAACTGGATTAGGGGTGCAGTTTCATCCGTTATTCCAGATGGTGTTTACGAATTCGCTGGTCTTGACCCAAACACAGGTGCAAGGATTCTTCCAGAACCAGATGATACTCAATCTGCATTATTGAAGTCGGCAGGTCTTACTCAAGAGTTTGCAGAGGCGAGAGCGTCTGGTGATGCAGATAGAATGGAAGAGTTAATTAATGCGTCTGAAGAAATGAGGGGTCAACAGGGCGGTGTCGTTGTAAACAACTATAACAACACTGATAATAGTAATAACAGTAGTAGTTCAAGTGTGACTACTCAACCTCTTAAAGATACAGCAGCACCGGCAGGAACAGTACCAGTACTTTAGTGGTCATACACGTTAGGCCCGTCTTGAACTTTGACAGGTTTACAATATGCAGTGACTCTATCCTTGGGGTCTATGTATGAACTATATGAGTAATTACCATATTGTTTAGGAATACGTTTTGCATAATACAAACACACATCAATACTTCTGAATACCATTGCATTCGGTTGTATCTGTCGAAACTCACCTGTTCCTAAAACAACTACTAACATGAATGCGTGTATCATTGTATCGACTGTTTCTGTTTGAATTCTAAGTCTGCAAGACGTAATTTAATCTCACGAACTTTTCTCTCTGAATCAAACTCTGGAATATATGGTTCTCTGTATAACTGGTCATCCATCCATATAATATAACCTAGACACCCAAGAAGTGAAACGAGACAGGCCACAATAAAAAACAACATCATTACAACATTCCTTTTACATCCATGATGAAATAGATACCCCAAACAATTAAGGCAGATGTTATCGCAACAAGTATAAATGCGAGTGTGTACTCTACAAACTTACGTTGTCTTTCCTTTTGGTCATAAATCATCTTCTGACGTTTCTTGCGTATATCCGCCTCTGTTTTCAAGAGCTCCTGCCATGCAGTTGGCCCTCTAGTATAGGTAATGATTTGACGTAACTGTTCACGCATATCATCGGCCTTCTTCTTGGCCATGAATATTTGCATGGCCTCTTCTTCAACAGAACCGGCCGCAAACAGTTTTTTAAACAGGGGTGGTTTTTTATTATACTCTTCGGCCTTCTTGATATCTGATACTGCACCCATCCAGCGACCTAAATCGCCTGCCATGGATTCAATATCTCTACCGACCTCAAAACCTTTTTTGATGGCGCCAAAGGCGCTCGATGCCGCTGACACAGCGGCGACTACCTCAATCATCTCTCTCTCCTACTGATGACTTCAATAGTATTTAGTAAAAAAGAGAGACAGGGTTGCCCCTGCCTCTCCGTCTTGGTCTACTATGCGTTGTCTTTTTGTGGTGTTACGACACTAAGGACTTTCTACACAGGGTTTGACAACTTACCCATTCGCAAGTTTCTGAAAGTATGACATGGTGTCATCTTCGTCAGTTGCATCTACACTAGGAATAGATGGCGCTGGTTCACTCTTCAATTGAGGTGTTTCAGCAACATCTTCATCCATCATTGCAGCCGCACTTGCAGTTACCGTACCAGAGAGAACATCATCAAGTCTCTTCTTCAGTTCGTCATAAGACTTGAAGTTGGTAGGTGCAAGAAACTCTTGCAATGAATACTGGGTCTTCCAGATGTTGTTGAGAGCATCATCATCATCTTTCAGTGCAGATACAGTCTCAAAAGAGGATGCATCATAGTTCCAGTAACCATCAACTTTACGAATCTTCAGTTTGAAGTTCGCACCTTCCCAAAAGTCAAAAGGATTGATAGGTGTCTCATCTTCAAATTCTGGTTGCATTGCCGCCATCATCTTATCAAAGATTTTCTTACCGTATCTGAAAAGGAATACCTTTCCTTCATTCTCTGGGTGTTTGGAGTCAGACACAACATAAATGTTTGAGTAGTACTCAAGTTTACGTTTCTGTTTCCTCGCAATCTCCTTATCAGACTCAAGACCAGAATTCCATAGTGAGGAATTGTATTCTGACACAGGGTCTTTTTGGTTCATGGTGGTCAAAGAATTCTCAATGTACCACTTACCTGTTGGGCCTTGGAAAGCGTGTTTCCAGACTTTCACCCAAGGTAGTTCTTCACCTTCTGGTGCAGGCAAGAAACGAATAACTGCATAACCGTTACCAGACTTATCCAGTTCTGGTTTCCACAGTCTTTCGTCTACATAAGACTTCTTTTCTTGAGGGGCACTCTCTGCCTGAACTTGAGAGAGTAGTTTGTCGAGCGTGTTCGCTCGTCTAAGTGTATCTAACGACATATTTTTTCTCCGTATGTTATCGTATGTTTAAGTATTTCACAGTCTTTCATCATATATTTTATTTATAATACTACATCATCCACCCAAAGTCAAGGAGTCTTTCAACTTCTTCTTGGGTAATATACTGTAGATTTTCACAATCACGCCAGGCCTCAACAAAACAACAGGTGTCATCTGTTCCTAGAACATCTTTATTCACCTTGTAAAAGTTGACATCTGGGTAGTTGTCAAAATTAGTTTTATGACCGACAATCCAACTGTCGGGCTTCACATAATTTGAAGTTTCTGGTAGATATCCAGTTGTTCCACCATATACATTGTTTAACTTCAAATCTTTTGAATATAGGTCATGACCTATAATGAACACATTCTTTGCACCCATCTCACAGGCGATTTGAATAGACAGAACACCACAACTCTGCATCCTGTCATTCACAATCGTTTTTGCAAGGTCACCTTCTTTAACACCAGTGATAAAGGTCTTGACTTGTTTGCGTTCCCATTCTAGTTTCTTGATGTCAATGTCTGGGTTCTCTTCCACAACCTTTTTAAAGTGTGCATCCACATCGGCCGTATTAGAACCGTGTATTACAAACCCAACGTCATCATGTCCTATACAAATATCAGCGTCTTGATAGTCTTCCTTCATCTCATTGAGAAAGAACATAGGTAATACATTCCAATCACGAATATGAGTGTGGTTGTCTTGACAGTAACCACTCCTGTAAATCTCATGAGTGATTTCATTATCCACTGTTACCAGATGGTCAACCTTCATATCACGATATATTGCATTGCACCCAAACGTGGTGCCTCTACCTTCGATAACCTTCATGTCAAAATCTAGTCTTGACTTTCCGTTACCAAAACAAAATGCGTTCTCTGTTGTCATCCTATTCTGAATCAATACTTCTGAGTTCAGGCCAGGATGCTGGGAATAAATTGTGTCCATATTCATCAATCTTGTTTGCGATAATCTGTGTCTCATATTGAGTGTCCTTTGCACAACGTAAATTACAAATTCTTGCAAAGGCCATCAGTGTACCAGACCAGTACCATTCTGTGTAAAGGTTTTGTGGGAGAACCATTCTCGCCATCTCTGGTGCGATATTGGCGTTCAACAGATTCTTGTATGTCTGTGTCACGAACTGAATTGCACCATCAATATTATACTCGACAGTCTCTTCACTACTACCTTGTTTCTTATCTTCTGCTCGCAGTCTCCACTCTTTCGGTGTATAGAATTCTGGTTCATCATCAACATATCGTCTTGATATTTCATTCCATACCAAACCTACTTGGTGTTTGACTAACTGTCTTGCAACAAAGATTGGAGCCTTGATATGGAACTGCATAGATGCGTGTCCAAATGGACTCCAATGGTCTTCTCTTGCAAGAAACTTAATCAGTTTGAGGTCACCGTGTTCAAACTGTGTCTTTTTCTTACCAAAGGATACTCTTGCTGCATTCACTACAGAAAGGTCATCACCCATATGGTCAACCAACTCTACGTTCAAGTGAATTCTCCCCTTCCATTTTTGCTTCTGCATAAGTTTTTCTTGTATAAAACGCAACTGTATTTTTACCATCAAATACTTGACAGTGAAAGACAGGTGGTTTCGCCTTTACATAATCGGCAGGCCTGTCATCCTTGGCTGGGATGACATAACCGCCTTGGAATACCTTGTAAGACCTAGTGTCGTGCATAACGACTCCTTGGTCTACGAGGTGGATTTGAAGCCATAAACTTGACTCGCTCAGTGAGAGTTTTATCTCTCTGTTGGAGTTCGGCCAAGTCATACTCCAAAGTGTGAATTCGTGCATTGGCCTCTTCTAGTTTTGCACGATAGAAATCCCTTTCTTTCTCTACAGGGTCACCGTCAAAGTGAAGGGTTACGTCAGTCATCAAAATGCTCCTTTATTAACTGCATTGTTACTACTCTATACTCATTTACATCATTTGTCAAGAGGTTACTATAATTTTTTATCAGTTTTTTTCTGTCGGGCCATACTATCGTTTCATTAATCTCCTTATCAAAACGGTTGCAGAAACCAAGAAGTGATTCCAGTATTGCGACTGTCTCAATCGAAACCTTCTTGGACATGAATTGTTTTAATAACAAGGGGTGTTGTCCACCACCTTGAAATATTTCATCGAATGATTCAACTTTGTGAAATAATTCAACCATCTCTGATTTGTAATTATATTTAAGGGATTGATTTCTTTTCTTCCAGTTCAAATAATTCTCATCGTTAAAGTTTCCAACCCAGCCTTTGGGATTGACTATGAAGTTGGATATGAAGAAGTCTTTGGTATCTTCTTTATACTTTCTTGCGACCTTACCAAAGAAAGGCCTATCATTACGTTTTAAGAACGAGTCAACGCTCACATTCGCCTTACCATTATATTTTGCATAGTCATAGTTACTGGTAAAGTGAAGTTTCAACGCATGATATATTCTATATGCGTCATAGGCTTCCATTATACGGGCAACTGTGCAACTTTTGGTAGGTAATTTAAATCCCTTGCATTACACTCAATCTTTTCCTTCAGTGATTTTGTAATAAGGGGTTTGATGGTATCTGGTTCGATGTTGTTTTTCTCACAGTAATCTAGTACTGCTTCCATATGAGAACAACCACACTCTTGAACAACTTGTTCCACTGCAAGTGAGAACTTTTTTGGTGTCATCAATTTTTCCATATTATATTCCTTTAAGACGATAGAGGGAGTCACCCTCTATCTAATTTTATACAGCAGAGCAGTCATATATACCGACTGTTGCAAGGTGGTGACTAACCCACCCTTCTCCTTTCGTGTTGACACAGAGGTCTATAGTACCACAGTGCTTGCCTAGGATGCGGTGTCTCTGTGTTGTGGAGTTAACCGTGACCCCACACGGACGTATTAAGGCGTCACCCTATCCATGTAATCTTTTGTGCAAGTGCAACTGCTACCACATATGCACCATAACCAAACAGACTCCATAGGGTTGCAAAGAGAACCATTTCAATACTGTCAGTCTCGTGCCACCATTGTTTGAACTTATTCATGTTCACCACCTTTATCTTGTGGGTCTAGTTTAATTTTCTTACCGTCAATCCAGATATCTCTTGCACGACTTGGTGTCGATGTAGGAAAGTGCATAAAGAATGTAGGACGTAATCTTGCAGTCTCAAAGGTTGCAACTGTAATTACAATGGCCGCAAGTATCAAGGCATGGGCAATCATACTTACACCCATAACCCAAAAACTACCAATCCACATTGAAAATACAATACACCACATCCATGCAAGTACCTGTAGTACCATATGTCTAGTATTAGTATCTGGGATATGTCTTAGTGGGTTCTTGTCGGCATTCATTACACTGTGCCAACTGTCATGAATAAATTCTCTCATATCAATTACCTTTTCCATCGTCAGTTTCATTGGATAGTGTGCATCCACATTATCCTTAAAATCAATAGCGTCATACAGGTCA